AATTAATGTATCTTTTCCAGTTCCTGAAACTAAAACAACGCGTTGCGCTGCAACCGCTGAACCATAAGCGCCAAAAGAATTAATCCATTGGTCGATAAATGGGTCTGATTCAATGCCTTTTGTAATGTATTTGTCGAAACTTCTTGCATACCATTTGGCAAACTGCAATCCAATATCAACATATAAATCACGGTATATTTTTGATAAATCAGTTTCGGAAAATAATAATTGGAAATTGGTTTGGCCTTCAGAAACAAAAGATTCAATACCTTTTTGGTATTCCGTTTTATAGTAGCGTTTAACTTTTGATAATTGACGGCGCTCGGCTTTGTCAAGTTCATTTTCAAACGCCCTTTGCCATTTTTCCTTGTCTATTGCCAAACTATTCGTTTATTTCGTTTAATTTTTTGTTAACCCAATCTTTCATTGCAGTTCCACCCCAAAGATTCCAAGAAACATAACCGTTATCCTTCCAAGGTGTATCTTTATAACGTTCAGCAATTGTTTGGTTACCTTCGTGACGTGCAAAGAATGATTTAATTCGATTCAACATTTCAATATCTAAAGGCGCTCTGTTAGCCAACATTGATGCCCTTCGCCATCCAGTAGCCGTTCCGGCTTGTACTTCCGAACCATACTTTTCGCGCCATTCAATCATTCGCTTGGCGTTATTAGATGCAGTTTGCGGATAAGTTGAATAAGTATCTGCCTTAGTTATTGGATTTTTTTTTTCGATGTCTTTACTTAAAAACTTATTGACGTCAATGTCAATCGGTTCAATAGGCGCATCAATGTCGTTTGGTTTAACCGGAATTAAGTTTGCCGGAATGTAGTAATCGTTTAGCGTTTCATCTTCTTGATCAACACCATAATTCATAACCTCACGTTTTTCGTTTGGCGTTATCCACCACGCCTTAGACAATTGGTCAACTACCTTGTCGGATTCTTCTTGTAGTTCCGGGATAACAGTAAAATCAAACTCAATGCAAAGTTTATCACCATACATTGGCGCCAACCATCTGTTTAGTTCATCTTTTATTTTAATAAGTTCAGGAATAACCGCGTTTTGATATAACGCTTTTTTAGCTTCCTTCATATTGTTGTAAGATGCCGAATCGGTATTGTTTAACAATTGAACCGGTACATTGTAGATATTACATAAATCTTTTACAGATGCATCGTATTGCTCAATCAATGAAACATCCGTTGCGTTTAATCCAAAGTTAACCCAACTTAATTTTTTAGGTGTAATTATAACATCACCGGCATTATTAGAACCTTGAAATTGTGTTCTGAATTTATCTTTTAATTGTTGCGCCTGAACTTCATTCAAATCACCTTCTTCAGACATTAATAAACCTCTGGCCGTTTGATTTTGTAGATACTTAACGCCCGTTTGAACGGCTTCGTTGTTTGTTGTTAGTGAACGCAAACCGGCTTGTAATGGTGACTGTCCATAAAGATGCGAACCAGTTCCGTCATAGTACGGATTAAAATCTTTTATATGGCAAATATCTTGTGCATCAATTTCATAAGTTCCGTTGTATTGTATTTTATACTTTTGAACGGGTTGCATTATACCGCCTGAAATGATTTCCATTATTTGCGATGGCATTGCATAGAGTTCGGAATATTTACCAACCTTTGGGCCGCTTTCAGGCCCTATTCCGTAGATGTAACGATTACCGGTCAATTTTCCGAATGATATTAATTCAGTAATAAATGCGTTATAAGATTGCGCCGGATTTGGTCGATCCAATATTTTATGCAATTCAGTATCGCTTAATTCAATCAATGATCGTTTTTGTAGTAACGCCGCTTTTTGGATTGTTGTGCTATCAAACACGCCGCTTGTTAATGCCTTGTAACGCTTATAATTGTTTTTATTATCAATTTCATAAACTTGAAAAGGAATTGTTGTTGCCGCTTTTGTTATTAAGTTAATAAGCGAATAAACTGTTGCGTTTTTTCTGTAACCTTCGGTAATAAAAGAATCATCATTTTCAGGATTCCAAACAATTGATTCACCAAGCCAGTTGTAAATGGCTTTGTTATAATTTATGTTTGTTAGTTGTGAACTTTTATTTATTATCGATTTGAATCTATCTAAAAATGAAGCCATATTTTATGAAATGAAAAATTTTCGTAAAAATACGAAATTAAAATTTGTTTTATACAATAAAGAAATTGTTGATTAAATTACGCTCAATTGCATACGATGTAACGTCAATATGTTCATCGTGTTTAGCGTTTGGAAACGTGCTAACTTGTTGAATAAACGCATCATTCCAATTGTCTTGAATTAAGTAAACGCGGCCACCCTCAATGAATGGTGACGATGCGCGCGCTCTCTCTATTTTTGAATAACGAACAAAGTTTGTTTTTAATTCAGATACATTAAAATTTGTTTCGCGCCTTAATAATTGCACTAATGATTTTCCTGATGCTTTTGGTTCAACTAATATTTGAACAATGTTAACGCCGCACGATTTAACAAACGATGTAATAAACGATTTTAGTTCTGGCATTTCCAAATATTTATCAATGCTTTTAAATATATAAAGATTATCACCGCTTTTACCGCTGATCTGAATACCCGTTGGATCGTTTCTAGTGTCTTTTGTATATGCGCCGTCAATATACATTTCAAATACAATATCGCTTGGCATTTCAGCGCGTTTAATTATTTGAAACCATTCTTTACGCCATTCGCCACCCTCTGGCGGTGATGGGATTTGTAAATATTGCCCGCTAAATGTGTATCGGTCGGCTTGACGGATTGCCTCTAATTCATCAAATGAATGCTTTTCGGGCCACAATGGGTTGTTATTATCATCTAATGCCGGGAGTTTTAAATGATGCCAATCTTCACCAGAGCCACCGCCTATAAGATAACCGGACAAATCGTCCTCGTGTAGGCGCTGCATTATTACAATGATTGGAACGCTTCGATCGTTAACACGCGAACGGATTGTTGTGTTATATCTGTTGTTAATAAACGAACGCCTAACATCAGAAAGCGCATCGTCAGGTTTTAGTGGATCATCAATAATAATAGCGCCTCCAGTACCCGCACCAAACCCCGTAATCGCACCACCTGAAGCCGTAGCATATACGCCGCCGCCTTCTTTTGTGTACCACTTTTTTTGACTTTGTGAATCTTTTTTAAGTGTCAAACCCCAAATGCGTTGGAATGCATCAGAGTTAATATATTCTTTTGTCATTGAACTATTGTCAAGCGCTAATGAATCTGAATAGGATAAATGTATAAACTTTGATTCGGGCCGCTTTGCTAATGACCACGCAATAAACATTTTAACGGCGATTTCTGTTTTGCCATAACGTGGCGGCACATTAATTATAAGGCGCTTTATTTTACCCTCATTAACCTTTTGCAACGTGTTTGCAAGCGTTTCGTGAAATTTAGCGGCTTCGAACTTATTGCCGGTATTTTCTTTAAAGATGTAGCGCGTAAAGAATAACAAAGAGTTTTCGCACTTTTCTTTAATTATTTGGTTAATACTCATTGTTTAGAATATCGTCTATTTTTTGTTTTGCTTCAGGTGATAATTTTGACGTTGATACTTCGGCGGTCATTTCTACTTCACGCCTTTCAATATACCCTCGTTTCTTACCTTTTGTTTTTAAATAGAATATTGTTGCGGTTGTGTTGCCATCTTTTATTTGCTTATGCAATTGTGATTCCGCAAAGTCCAATGTCATATTTTGCAGTTCATCAACGGCATCACGAAATTTAGTATCTCGGTTATAATGTCCGTAAAATGTTGAACGGTTGCAACCGACTATTTTGCACGCAGTTGTAACCACTCCAAGTGATTGTTCAAGCGCTTCTAATAAATTGCTTTTTAATATGTTGGTTTTTGTTGCCATAATACAAAGTTAAATAAAATAAATTATTTACCGCATAATTCGCAAACCTCTTTTGGTTCATCTGTCACCTCTTTAGGTTCATCATCAATCGGCAGATCAAAGACCGGCAGATCAACACCCCAATCAGTTAGTTGTTTAACATCCCATTCATTTGCTAATATATCCCAATCCCATTCACCAAACCCAGAATTATCTTTTATTATGAATCGCCGCTTTTGTTCAGTTGTTAAACCTTTTTGAATATCAATAGGTACTTCAAACATTCCGGCCGCTTTACACGCTTTTAAACGCATATTACCGCCCAATACTGTCATTGTTTCATCAACAACAATAGGCCGAATGTCCATCATCCAACCATCTTCTTTGATTGACTTTACAAGTTTTTTAAATTTAGCATCTTTAATTAAACGCGGATTTGATGGCGTTTCTTTTACTTGTTTAATGCTTACTACTTTGCGCATTTGGTTTATTTAGTGTACCAAACAAAAGATATAGCAAAGATAAAAAAGTGAAGTTCCAGACAATGTTCAACTTCATTTTCAACTTCAGATTCCATAACAACGTGATCCATTGCAGAATCCCAATAATTAACACCAACACATACACCGTAAATTGGATAAATAACTGTATTAAAATTTAATCTCATAACTCCCAATATTTTTGGTAAAGATACAAATATAAATCCCAACACTTATTTTGCGCCTCTATATTGGTATAATATGAAGGTGATAAGGTAATTTTATCATTGTCATTAATTTCTATTTTTAAACCTCTCTTTGTGGGTTTAACGCCAACCTTGATATTGTTTTTTAAACACCATTGCAGCGCCTTGTGATGATCTTCATTTACTTGTATTTTCTTA